GTACTACCTGCATCGTTGTTTCTACATTCTGATAATATTCCTGGTTATTCTACGGAACGCATGTCGGCCTGCCGCTGCTGCATTACGCGTCTCGCGCGCATAATCAAGCTTGGTTCGCCGTATTTAGGACAGAGGGTTAATGAAAGTACTCGTTCGATCGGTGACGTATTGATATTTATTGAAAAAATTCACAAGGCTTCAACTTTGCTAGACCAATCTGTAGAGTAGCGGACCGCGAAAACGCATGCCTACACCACGCAAATAAACAATCTCGTCCAAAGAACGTAAGCAAGCATCGGCCATGTCCTCGCTGTACGCGATTCCCGTTCGTTGGCGCTCGATCAGAGTATCCCGGAGAACGTGCAACCATTCCTTGACGTGATTCCAACAATAATGATGTAAATGCCCATATTGACACTCATCTACTATCGAGGGTTTGACGAACGTTTCGCAGCCACGGCCGTCGTCGTTGACCAAATGGCACGGGCAGGAGGCGTGCCTGTGATCGGAGCAGATATTCATATGAACGTGAATTTTGATAAAGTTTTCTAGCTCCGAAACACTGGTGAAATTCTTCACGTCCGTAGGATAAATCCCACCAAAGACAGACACCAGACACTTGACATTTATTAGAACTTGATCTTTGTTTCTTCTTGAAGGATCAAAGTTGTATTCAATCTTGATTCTCTTGCCATTGATGAAAGTAGTTTCAATTTTGTGAGTAGACATTCGCCACAATTGTCTCCGGATGACACGGGGACATTCCTTCGTTCGAGGCCACCGCGAACGGACAAAGTTTCGAAAGTCGGCGAAAGACAGATACTTGGACACGCAAAGCATCTCGTCGTCCGGCAGAACAGGTTGTTCCTCAGACGGTAACACCGATGGCAATCGTTGGTTTCTGCTCCGCGACATTTTACGCTTACGTGAATTATTCATTGTGACGGTGCCAACACGTTTTACAAGTAACGCGCGCGCTCGTGCAATGTCCGCGTACGACTTGTCTATCAATTAGTTTCTTATTTTATACCTCCATTATCAATATATTTTTATCTACATCTGTAAACACTGGGATCATGTCCATGACGCAGGTTATGAATTTTGGGCGTTTCAAAATATTTACTTATTGACTCTACGCGGGAAAAGGCATGCGCACGCGGTGCAGCAAAACACGTTGCGAGTCTTGATCGCATTTCCTCTCACCCATCACCCATCATCTATGTAGTATACTCTGCACCGAGACTGTGCCATGTTCTCAAAAATATAGGGCACAACCCAGACAGGTTAGTGACGTTCGTTGTCCCGCATACAAAACTAGCCATTACCGATTCATAAATTCATGTGTATTAGACGCGGCAGCTCGGCGGCTGCCTCGACTTTGAAAATCACCTGTAATATATTTCCATCCTAAATTTTATTCTATTGTGCGACAAAAACCGTCGCACGAAACGTAGGTCGTCTGCGACAAAGCCTTGACCGGACTCTGGCTGTTATACTTGATAAGCAGAGTATGAATGAATATTATCAGCATCGTCCGACGCCTATAGAAATAACCCAGTGAACCGGAGTTCGATAATGCCCGATAACACTGCTCAAATTCTCAATGAACACTGATAACCCCCGTTAACATTGAGTCAACTGAAAATCTTGACAAAAAAAAAGTGTCGGGCCTACGGGTTAAAAAGATTAAAAATAAAACAAACAAAATAACGTATTTCATGGAATTTACTAATACAATAAAACAAAACGGTGCGTTAAACGTAACAAACTATTTCTACATATTAAAATTAATGTTGAAAGTGCAGTTTGCTTCGAGGACGCTGATTGTCGTCGGTGGTGGTGCTATTCGTCGTCGCTGCTTTCATAGATGGCTGCATCGATTTCTAGAGCCGTTTTGAGCAAGTGTTCCAGAGTTGCGCGTTTGCCCGTTTGAAAGTATACAATGTCCTCTGCAAAAAATGAGTATTGCTCGGCAATGTTGTCGTTGAAAAGCTCTTTCGATTCCCTCAAAAGAATAGCAGTATTAAGATAATGGTTCAACCACGAAGTAACGTGTTGCGGGCAATAATGTTGAAAATGGCCGTGTTTGCACTCGTCGTCGACCGGAGGCTTTGCGAACCGTCCGAAAGCATCCTCGTCGTCGTCGTCGTCGTCGTCGTCGTCGTCGTACAGCAGGTGACACGGGCAACAGGCGTGACGACCTTCCGAACACAAGTTGACATCAACATGCATTTCGATAAACTTGTGTACCTCCGGTATGCTCCTGAAGCCCTCCATCGCCGGAGGGAGGATCCCACCAAACACAGGAACCAACGACTCGGTATCAATGAGAACCCGTTCTTCTTTCATTCTAGCGGCATCAAAATTGTATATTATTGGTAATCTTTTCCCATTGAAAAATGTGGCTTCGAAAGTGTGAGTCGACAGTCGCCATAGTGTTGCACGAACAATGTCCCATTGATTCTGGCCATCGGGCCAGATGGATCTGACCAAGCTTCGATAGTCTTCAAAGTTTAGAAATTTGCTCAAGTACAGAATGATGTCCAAAGGTAGATACATTGGCGGTGGCTCCGAAACTAATGACTCGTGCAGCTGCTCCATTCTTTGTTTCGTTAAATAGACTTGTCGACTGTGCAGAGCAAAATGTGTGTACTCGGTTCGACCAAAATATACAAACTGTGGATCAATCGGAAAAAAAATTCGGCAGGGGGCGACCGGATTTATGCGCGTCTGTAGACTCGTTGCGTCCTGTTCAATAATACATGATAGCGTCAATCGCACTTAGTTTAACCGTACAAGACATACACACGGAACACACTGGTTTTCCCATTGATTATAATATTGCCACTATCTTGACACTTATGCAACATGTTTTTATCGCACGCATTCTTATCTGTATTGACATCGGTAGCAAAGACGTCGTTTTATGGTTTTCCCATTCGTTACATTAGGAAAAAAACTTAATTCTTATCAACCGGACCGAAATACTTTTTGAAATCGAAAAATAGAACTTGACGTAGTTTTCACTCTGCGTACACTGACGTATGTTATTTCCTATCGATTGGGTTACGGGAATAAATTCAAATCAACGTGTATGCTGGATAAATTTATTGAGAATAAGTATAACATGCGGTTGAGGTTTTACTGAGTGGCTCGGAAGTTAATTGTCTTACTCAGAAAATTCAAGTAGCTTCTGGTCATGTGCTCGTCGAAAAATCCATTATCTTCCGGGGGCATGAGCGTGTTGTTTAGAAAATACGTGAGCCAATGGAGAACGTGTTGCCAGCAATAATGATGGAAATGTTGAAACTCGCACTTATTCGTCAAAGGCTTGACAAACGCTGCAACTCCGTAGGGCTCAACGACTTGCGCATAACAGCAACAGGAGGCGTATCGACGCTCCGTGCACATGTCCAAATGAACGTGCATTCTGACAAAATTTTTCAAGCTCCATACGTCTGTAAACTGATCCACATTTATTGGGCGGACTCCGCCGAATACAGGTAGCAAAGAGTCAATGTTTACGAGAACTCGCTCGTCCTTTTTTCTCCAAGGATCACAGTTGTATTCTATGGCCAGGGTTTCGCCGTTTATAAACGTAGTTGTAGTCCGATATGTCGAGAGTCTCCGCAATTGTGCTTGAATAGCCCCGTCGACATTCATACGGGGCCACAGCGACTCCATGAAATTACGATAATCAGCAAAATTGAGAAACTGTGACATGTATACGTATACATCGATTGGTAAATAGATGTATTGCGCTGTCAATACCGGTAGCAGGCGTGGAAAGGGCCTAGTAGGCTGTGCCGGAGCCGACGTCTTTCTCCGTTTGCAGGACTCCATGGTGATGGCGCGCGAGCAAGTGTATTTCGTGTTTTTGTTTGGGTTTGTTCGAACGAATGCACTAACAGTAGCGCGTACTGAACGACGGTCGGTTCCGTAATGCGAGGTGATAACCAATCGCTATCAGTTTCTTTTTTCATATGCACACACGAACCGTTGATTTATTTGATGCAAAACAATTAATATTTGCGCGCGTTATGAGAAATGATTACGCGTGACCCGCTGTCACTCAATTATTGATTTGAATACACGCGTTAACAGCATGCGCACAATTTGGCAACAGCGGACCGAGCCAATAGTCAATTGTAGAAACGCAGCAGTGGGCAGCCAAGCTTGGCTACTTCGACCGTTAAGAGTACCGTTACACAAGTTTTTATTCTCAAAAGTATAGATGCGTTCGGATAATCTGTATGGTGAGCACAAATAGCAGACCCTCACTGCGAAACAACAATAACAAAACAACTACACTTTGACAATCGTCGTAAGGGCATCGATGTTTCACTCAATCGTTATCGCGACCGTTGACACGTGTGCATGTTTGGCGCACCCATTATAATGGCACACGCGCGAAACCAAACATTGTTATCGCGCGCTAATAGATGCCGCTTCGCACTGTTGCCATAATAAGGTGAATCACGACGCGACTTGTTTGATAAAAGGTCACGTGACCCAAGCATCTACCAGATGGCGCACTCTCGCCTCGCGCTAGGTAAATCTTTGGCCTGCACTCGCTCGTTACAGCGTAATATAGACCGATCAAAGACGAATCAATGAGATGCGGCGGCTGCTCTGTCCGCGTTAAGGACTGCGCCCTGGTCGCGAGTAGACTCTCGTTACGAGAACTAGTTGTCGGATTGTTGAATCACACTGAGCCGATTGAGCGCAACTGTTGAAGCTATCGTTATAGATTGCATGATACAGCCTTCTTCCCTGACTACGAAAATGCCACTCGTTCGTTGCCCCGATACTCGAATCTCAAGATATGACCCGTACGTTATTGTTGTATTGACTGTATGTTTTCGCATCGAGACATCGCGAACCAACCGACAAATCTGTGAGGATAACGTTGTCGAGATATGCGTGCGATCGAATACAGTTGGTGGCACATGACCGTACGCGTCATAACTTGAAATTGAGGCACCAACGGAAGGGGAGGGCAGACTTTTGCCATTCAAGGGATCATGATTTATGATGCAATGACGCGTTTAGGTCTCGTTGGAAGTGGCTACGATCGTATCACGCTCGATAGTTTGTACCACCTCATGCGCACAGCAACTCGAAGCAACAATGGCGACTCTTGAGATAGGCGATTAAGCACACCGCGTTGTTGGTGTAGCGGCTATCGTCAAGAAACCAGAATTTTTCATCAACTCGTTGCACAGTTTGACGAGGGACGTTTGCTCTGGATGCGCGACATCTCCGATGGTCGTCAACGAGTCTCGTGAGTTGGAGCTC